CTGGACTTGTAGGTACATAGTTTGCTACTAATCCGCCACTGCCTAAATTTGTTGTTGTGCTTGGAGGAGGTGTTACTACAGTACCACTTTCTCTTAGTCCTAGAGTAGCAGGATCTGTTCTATCTTGTACAGGAGCACCAATGCTTTGATCTTGTTGAGATTGAATAGGCACATATGACACACCTGTAGGCTTACCGCAATAATCGTATTCTACTACGCTTTGTGCAAGAGGTACAGTTGGATTGGTTTGGTTTTCAAGTCTTGCAATCATGTCTGGTGTAAGCAAATAATGAAAAATATTGTTGCCATCTTCATCCACATCATACTTATTCAGTTGATCGTATAAACTTTGAAGATTAGCAGCAATAGCAGTACTTTGTGCAAATGTCATGTTCTCTGCATCTAGTGCTACACCAACGCCTGTGTGTATAGCTTGTTCGCCTGGATTAAATGTACTGCCGCCTTTTGATTCTGTGCTTGCAAAGTTGTTTTCAAACTCAATCAAGTTTTTCATATCGCTTGCAAAAGCATTTAAATCATTTGCAATTTGATCTCTAATTGCTTGTGGAATATTTGCTAAATCATTAAAATTGTCACCTAACTGTTTTAGTAATCCACCAGTAAAGAGATTAGGACTAAACTTACCATCAGTACCAATACATCCACCAATATCGCTTTCTGCTATTGTTCCTAATGTATCAAGTAAATCTTTACCAGGGCCTAAGAAACTACCCATTGCATTTTGTAGTACATTAGGAATAGGACGAGGCACAACAGGTGTGCCGCAAAAATTAATCATATTAGCGACAGCGGCAAATTCTGCTACTGCTGAATTTAGTCTGTTTAATACATTTTCAATGTTTGTGTGTGCTGTAAAGTCATTAAGTGCTTGTTCAGCACCAGCAAGTGCATTGCGTATGTCACCTGGTAGTGTAGGTTCATTTAGCAATCTAGCAATGTTAACACTCATACAAATTTGCAGATTAGGAAGATTTAATCCATTGCCTGCTAGTAAGCTACAAATAAGTTCTTTTAGACTGTAACTAGATGTTTGTACAGATACACCAGCATCTGTAATGTTAGCACCTGTTGGGATGCCTACTTCTGTAGTGTTGAGATAATCGCTTGCATTTTGCAAACCATTGATAAAATTGTTGTTTGCCATGTTAGCCGCCTATATAAACATCGCCGCTAGCACCAACTGCACTAGGCGCACAATGTGGCCCGCCAGGAATTGGACAAAGTGCGTCTGGTGCTGCACCGTTGCTTTGTACTACAACAAGAATGTTACCAATATACACATTGGGGTTAGAAGCACTTAATGCACCTCCACCGTGTGAGTTTGGATTTCCGTCAACAGCAGCCAATTTATTATTCACAAAAACGTTAGGGTTGCTTGCAATAGTAGCAGCACCACATGCTCTTTGATCTCCGTTTCTGTGTACTCCTGGCATTACGTTGTTACAATTCCTGTTGTTTGTTTAATATACATATCAGCAGCATCTTTTGCTGATTTAACTATGCATATAATACTATTTAGTTTCAGTTTAATCTTTGCTTCTGGGCTAACTGTAAACATAAATGGTGCTAGGCCCATTCCTTGTTCTGTTGCCATCAGCATAAGTGGCTTTATAACTGTCACATGTGTTGCATCTTCTGCATCAATACGTGCAATCATTTCTTCGCCCGAGTTAAGTTTAATACTTACTGTATCGCCCATTGTGTATGGTGCTTCGATAATCATAATGAATAACCTGTTCCGTTAAAGTTTGTATTTTCGATATACTCAACCAATTGAGTATATCCGCCAATCGCACTGTTATTAATGCGAATTTGTGGAAATGTTCTTGCATTTGGAAACTGCTCAAACACTTGTTCTCTGTCAAAGTCTACACCAAGTTGTTTGTAGACATATTCAATTTTCATATTTTCGCAAAGTTGTTTTGCTTTAACACAATATGGGCAAGCTGGCTTACCCCAAATTTCTACCGTCATAGACTTAATCCTTTGAATGAATCTTCTGTTACATCTTGCTTTGTGCCGCCAATAACATAGCTACTGATTTCTGTTTCTTGTGGTGCTACCTGCACCTCTGCACCACTGATCCATTTGCCTGTCCATGGAAGTGGGTTTGCTTGTGGTACGCTGTATGAGCTCTTGATGCCCAGTGCAGTCATACGCTTGTTGGCAATCCATTCAATGTAGTCGTGTAGCAGTTGTGCGTTTAGACCAATCATTGAACCATCCTTGAACAGATAGTCTGCCCATTCTTTTTCTTGCTGTACAGCATCTTCAAACATCTGACGTACTTCTGCTTCGCATTCTTTTGCAATTGCTTCAAACTCAACATCTTCTTTTGTCAGTACTTTTGAAAGTAGATATTGTGTTGATGCAAGGTGTACGTTTTCGTCACGTGCAATGAACTTGATGATTTTAGCATTACCTTCCATCTTCTTAAGTTCTGCAAATGCCCATGAACATGCAAATGATACATAGAAGCGGATACCTTCCAGTACGTTAACACTGTTCAAGCACAGCCAAATCTTCTTCTTTAGTTCACGTTTGTCTACTGCAACTGTTTTGCCGTTTACAGTATGCGTACCTTCGCCTAGCAATTGATAGTATTGTGAATACTCAATTAGGTCATCATAGTACTTTGAAATGTCGCCTGCACACTCAACAATTTCTTTTGAGTCTAATAGTTGATCAAAAATCTTTGATGGGTCACTGTAGATATTTCGAATAATATGTGTGTAGCTACGTGAATGAATTGTTTCACTAAATGTCCATGTAATAATCCAGTTTTCTAGTTCAGGTAAACTAGTAATGCCTGCAAATGATTCAGCTGGCGCACGACCTTGCACACTGTCAAGAAGAATCTGTCGCTTTAGATTACTCGTAAAAATGTGTTGTTCATGCTCAGTAAGATCTTTAAAGTCTTTTGAATCTTTACTTACATCAACTTCTTCTGGACGCCAGAAGAAACCAAGTTGCTTGTCTGTCAACTTGTCAAATTGCTTATACTTCACTACATCGTAGCGTTGCATTCCTAGACCCTCATCTAGGAACGCCATATTTTCAGTGTGATGCTTTGTTGCATCTGTGTTTAGTACTGACATTACAAATTCCTTAAATTACGCAACTTTCACAAGCACCATCATCTTCCTCGCCTAGTGCAAGTGGTGCATCGTCTTTGAATTCAATTTCACCTTGTCCATCATAAGTGTTAAAGTAGTACAGTTGCTTACCACCATATTTGTAGAACATAATCAAATGTTGCAACATAACACTCATTGGAATCTTTTCATCTTCATAAAACTCTGGATTGTAGCTGGTATTTACACTGATACCCTGATCGATATACTTTTGTAACACAGCCATAATCTTCAAGTAACCTTCTGGGCTCTTTTGCGACCATAGTAGATCATACTTGTTTTTCAAACGTGGATAACCTGGCACAACCTGTTTCAGTACACCATGCTTTGACTGCTTGACACTTACAAACGCACGTGGCGGTTCAATGCCGTTTGTGCTGTTTGAAATCTGCGCTGATGTTTCAGCTGGCATAAGTGCCATCAGTGTTGAGTTACGGATGCCTGTTTCTTTTAGTTGCTCACGTAGTTCTGCCCACGGCATACGTTCTACGTGTGGTACCAGTTCATCTAGTTCTGCTTTGTATGTTTGATTAGGTGTGATACCGCTACCATACTTTGTCTCACATACGCCTTCAATATTGCCTTGCTCTACTGCAAGATCAGCACTTGCTTTGATCAAATAGTATGACCATGCTTCTGCCCATTCATCAACCATTCCAAGTCCATCTGCATCAATGTCTTGATAGTTGAGATCATGCTTTGCTAACCAATAAGCAAAGTTGATAATACCAATACCCAATGGACGGCGTTTCATTGTTGATAGTTGCGCTGCAATCACAGGATACTTCTGGTAGTCTAACAGTGCGTCTAACGCACGTACAGCTAGTGTACAAGGCTTCTCAAAATCAGCTGGTGTTTTGATATTACCCCAGTTGATTGCGCTTAGTGTACACAAGCTAATCTCACCTTCTGGATCTTTGAAGTCTTCCAACGGCTTTGTAGGAAGGTTAATTTCACAGCATAGGTTTGATTGTTTAATTGGTGCCATTTGCTCATCGAATGCACCGTGTGTATTTGCGTGGTCTACATTCATTAGATAGATGCGACCTGTGTTTTTGCGTTCTTCCATAAACATAGCAAAAAGTTCGCTTGCTGGAATGCTTTTCTTGCGGATACTAGTCTTGCGTTCTGCAGCCTCATACAGCTCACGGAACTTGTCTTGATCATTAAAGAACGCATCATACATACCAGGCACATCATTTGGTGAGAACAATGTAATCTCACCACCTGTTAACAAACGTTCATACATTAGCTTGTTAAACTGTACGCCATAATCCAAATGACGTACACGATTGTCTTCTGTGCCTTTGTTGTTCTTTAGCACAAGTAGATCTTCAACTTCCAGGTGCCAGATAGGATAGTACAGCGTTGCTGCTCCGCCACGCACACCACCTTGGCTACATGATTTTACAGCACTCTGGAACATCTTATAAAATGGAATAACACCTGTGTGGCTTGTATCACCGTTGCGAACAGGACTACCGATAGCACGAATAGCACCAGCGTTAACACCAATGCCTGCTTTTTGGCTCACATACTTAACAATAGCTGCACTAGTTGCGTTAATGCTATCGAGACTATCATCAGTTTCAATAAGTACACAACTACTGAACTGACGCTGTGGAGTACGGAGTCCTGCCATAATAGGAGTAGGAAGACTGATATCAAAATTACTAATAGCATCGTAAAAATCCTTTACCCATTTCATACGTGTATCTTTAGGATAGTCTTGGAACAGTGTAGCTGCGATCATCATGTATGCAATTTGTGGTGACTCATAAATTGCACCAGTTACACGATTTTGTACTAGATACTTGCCACGGAATTGTTCCATGCCTACATATGAAATATTCTCATCACGTTCATGCTTGATGTAGCTGTTTAGCTTTTCAATTTCTTCTTCACTATAAACAGAAAAAAACTGTTCATCGTAATAACCTAGCTCAACATTTGCACGAGCAATATCTGCAAGATGGAAAGGTTCAAATTGATTATAAACTTGTTTTCGTAGTTGATAGTTGATTAGACGTCCTGCTACCCATTGATAGTTTGGTGTCTCTTCGCTGATAAGATCAGCGGCAGCTTTGATCAGTGTTTCTTGTACATCAGTAGTTTTGATACCGTTGTAAAACTGTAAACTACTTTTAATTTCTACTTCACTTGCACTTACGCCAGCAATATCCTCACATGCGTAGAATACTACTTTGTGCATTTTTTCTAGATCAAGTGTTTCGCGGCTACCGTCGCGTTTCGTTACTGTAATATCTTTTGTCATTGTTTCCCTATTGTTTTCAATTGCAATATATTTACATACTATCTTGTACCAAAAACTATTTGGTTAATTGGTTTGTATGATATTTTTCTACAATTGAACAGCCGTCTAATATTTTTTTATTTTCAACTACACCGTAAGTATAGTTTAATACATAGCAGTCGTCAACCAAAACGATTAGTCTAATCCAACTTTCGTCATGATTCTGTACTAGCAATACTTCACATTCTTCGTCTGCTAAATGTAAAGTGTATGCCATTCCAAGTGCTATGCTGTTCTCATCTAAACTGTTAGTATAGATAAGTTGCCATGGATCTGGCCAGGTGTTGATATCATAGATATCTATTTCTCTACTGCCAACTGGTGCTGATTTCCACCAGTCAACTACTGCTTGAAGGCAGTCTTCTTTGTATTCTAGATCATCTAAGTCTAGTCTAAATTCACGCCAAGTTTTTAGTCGTTGCTTGGGAGATTGTTGCCATACATCGTTCATTATAGTTGTACGCTAGTTTGTGTGTATTTTAATGTATGTCTAACTGTGTCTACTGTATCGTAATTTAATGTAAATAATCCAGCATTATCATGTGTCAATGAAAACACAAAATCATTATCTAAATTAGTTGTAAAGGTATCATTGATCGTACTGAACGCATTTGCATCTGTACCAACTATCATAATATCTAGTTTACCTTTTCTATAAAAATAGCCGCCAGCTTCGAGTGTATAATCTATTGTAATACTATTTTTTACATTTGCATCAAAATCAATTGTTGTAGATTCTGGAGTACCAAATGATTGTTGCTTTTCAAATGCAGTAGTTA